GAACCCCCCTCAACAATCTCACCAGGATAATACCCTCTATTGTCATTCGGAGTTAAATTATATGACCCCGCGTATCTACTATAAAATTTAGGAAAACCAAGAGAACAGTTAATACGGTATAAATACGGCACATCCCACTCAGCAATAAACCCATTCCAACCTTGTGTTCCAATTTCAATTGGAGGTAATGGTATCTCTATTCTTGACGGAGCTGAACCTCCCATTCTAATCGAAAAAGAGTTATTTATACCGGTTGTTAACGCCCTAACACTAATTCTAATTCTTGAATTAACTGAACTTAACACATATGTGGGTAGAGATATACTATACATATAATCCGTAAGAGTACTTGTAATTGTTGTACCTAACGATGTAACAACAAGTGAATAATATGAATTACCTTCAGTATAATATACAACTGATTTTGGGAATGATTCATCATTATTCAAATATAATCTAACAATCATTCTATTTGTTGGGTTAATTGTTGTTGTTGGTAAAGTAATATTAAGATTAACCACAACAGGTACCGCCGCACTAACCCACCCAATTGAAGCAACATTAGATGTTATTGTTGGCCCTATTGGTGTTCCCGTTGAATCGGCTAATTGAATTTCAACATAAGCCTTAATATCATCACTCGATGCTTGTTTTAGATAATGTAACTTAAATGTTTGTACACCACTCGGAATAACCGAAAATCCTAATTGTGGTGTTATATAATCGGAAACCAAAACATTTTGTTGGTTACTTGTTAAATTTGTTGTCACTGTTTGAGTCGATACGGATGTAGGTGTCTGAGATAAAACTTTATATCCTGATACATCTGAATTTTGACTCTCGTTGAAATAAAATGAATTTCCCGTCGCAATATTCGCAATTACAGTAGTTCCATCTGACTGCATTTCATCGATATCAATCCAATATTTAAGTATTCCTGACCCTGCTATTTCTTGAGCATATAAATAATTTACCCAATTTCCTGAAGATATTATTAAATCATCAAATGGTGTTGCCGGAGTAATAAATTGAACTATAGTAGTATTACCGTCACTGATACTAAAATTTGAAGTAGTTATTATAGTTTGAGTGCCCGTATCTTGATTTGAGATTAAATTATCAGTAATTAATGGGGATATTGGTACACTTTGAGACGCACTAGAACCTTGATAGAAATAAATATCCGATACCGGTGATGGTGGTGGAGCAGTATTTGTATAAGTATCAACAACTTTAGATATTGTAGATAATGGTAAAGTTACCGATGACAATGATGGAGCACTTTGTCCGGGAGTAAAACTACCATTTGTAGTATCTAAATTAGAATAATATGATTGTAAATTAGATGTAAACGAACTAAAACCAAATGTTGAAGTTGGGTTACCTCCAGGAGGTGGTGGAGGTGCGGGTGCTGTTAAAGAAGGTTCAAAACGAAATGAATCATAATAATAATTTACATTTAGATTGTTAACACCAACACCACCATCACTTATGTGGTTTTCACAATTTAAAGTACCCTGAATTGGATAATTTAACTTATATTTATCACCTGTCACTATTGTTGACGGATTATCGAAGTTATAACCAAATAATCTACTTAAATCATATTGAACTTTAGTTCTAGATGAATTTGGGTCAACCCCTCTAACTAAAAATATTACTTTTTGTTTATCAATTGATTTATAATAGTCTATAGGTGAAAATAATCTATTTATTGTTGACCAAGATAAATTTTTACCACAATTAATAGGTACAGGAAAATATTCATCTTCTTGAGGTTGTGTTATACGATAAAATCTCATATCGTTACTTAAAAACCTATTATTAAATGAATTATTATTATTCCAATCCCCTGTAACAGAAATAGAACTACTATTACACATTCCACTATATTCAGAATAGGTCATACCTGTAATGACTTGGAAATACTCAACATCCATAGGGAATCTAGCATATCGAGGGTCACCTGAAAAAGTAACAATTTGATAAGTTACCGGTGTAGCCATATTACCTGAACCATCTGGATTCGCATAGTTAATTGTTATTGTTCCGGGGTTAGTTGTTGACCCACTATTTATTGTTGTACCTGTTATCGTGTTAGTACCATAGTCATTTAAAGTAGTCCCTGTATTAATAACATTTAAATCTTTTGATTGTACAAAATCTTGGAAAGATAACATAACACCCGCTTCTAAATTAGCCGCACTTGGGGTACAAACAATAGCAATTACATTATCATAATGAAAATTAGTTGTTGAATTATTCAAATCCGGTTGGAATGTTACTTTAATTCTATTAACTCCACCACCAGGATTATTACCACTTTCATTAAAATATTTTGCCTTTGTATTAAATAAGTTTAATCTTTCTGATACACTTAAACTTGACGTAAAATACCCAAATTCAGGGTCTGTAGGATTTGTTGTTGTGGTTGGTATTTCATCATTATTTGTTGTAGTAAATAAACCAGGAACTCTTGTTGATGGAGTAAATGATGCAGCATTAGCATTCCCCAAACCATCACCCGCAAATAATGTTTGATAAACAGAATCCGCAGTATTAACATTTGGTGAACCTAATGTTCCATTAAATAATCTATTAATCACATATTGTGAAGAAATTTGAAATGGTGTTAATAATGACGTACCAGGAGCTTCAGGAACCTCTCCAGGTGGTGGGGTTTGAACTTCTAATTGTGCAATACCAGGTTCGTCTTTTGGTAATCCACCATTATCTCCGCAATCACAAAAAGAACACTCCGGATAAGACAAATTTGGTATTTTAATATTTTTTAACTTATCAGGAAATTCAAGAATTTGAGCTGCAATACGCCTAGCGTCGTCGATTGTTGGACAATCAAGTTTATCTCTTAATCTTCTAAAAAACCTACCCCCTAACCAACGAGGTAAATTAGCTAAACCTCCTAAAACCGACCTTAAAATACCACAGATTACTGCAACAACGGCTACTACTAGAAAAATTATACCCGACATTATTGCCGCCAAAATTTTAAGAACAAACCAAAGGATATGGATAACAGGTATTAATGATATAAAAACCGGTCTGAATAAAAATAACATTATCCAAAATAAAAAATAAATTAAATCAAACCTAAAAACACCATCATTTGTTGGGAATTTATTATTTTCACTTTCACAAGATTCGTCTAAAATATTTTTAATACCAATAAATTGACTATTTAAATATCCTTTTCTAAATTGGTCAACCAATTGTGATACAGTATAAACTTTATTATATTGCATTAAATAAAAAGTATCCGTACAATCAATCGCTGATTGAAAATCAACATAATCATCCCAATCTAAACTAAACGCATATGACTTATGTTTTTTAATTGAATTTGGGTTTGAACCACTATTAGTCCACCCATGTTCTTTAACATTTGGTACTAAAAAATATCCTCGTTTAACTGATTCAGATAACGACGGAGATTGATTCCATTTAACTTTAAAACGATATTTACCTTTAGTTGGAATTCCTTTTTTAGGGTCATCAGATATAACTTGTTCACCAAACTCATTAGTTATTAAATAATCTAAATTCATTGGGACATCAACTAACCACGCACCATTATCATCAATAACTTGACCACCTTCTTCTAAATCAACTGTCTCTAAAATTGGTTTACCCTGAGCATCTAAAAAGATAGTTTGTCTTATCGCTAATATTTCTCCCGGACCTGCAACTAAAGTACATTGTGAACCGGATTTAAGTCTCGGTTTACAATTTCTTGGAAGAGCGTCATCATCATTACTTGATACAATAGACCCCATAAAAATTGATGTTGGTCTAATATAAATACCGGATTCTTTAGATAAATCAAAATCAGTTCTTGTTATACCCAAATTACATATTTCAGGTTGACCCCATAACGGCTCAACTTCAATAGTTCTATTAATAGTAATAATTTGAGGTAAAGAATTTAAATTTGATGAGGCTTTAAAATTTATACCCGCAACTTGAGTTGGTGTTGCAAGACCCATTCTTATCAAATCTTGAGGTGACAACGAAAATTCACCAATGTCTGATAAGTCAATATCAACCACAATTGTTTGACTTCCGGCAGGTACACCAAAAATCATATAGTCACCACTAGAATTTGTTACTGTAGAATATTTGTAATACTTGTCATATACCTGTATTAAAGTAGGGTCAGTTAAAACATTGTCTCTTGTAAAAAAAGTTCCTGTTGGATTATGTCCGGAATGGGATTTAACATATGGTAATAGATTATATCTATAACCATCTTCATTTAAATCTGTTAATGTTTTGTATGGGTATAAGTCTGAAACAACAGGATTAAGTTCATCATTTGTATCTAAAGGAATAAATACGGATACTTTAGCATTTGGAATACCAAAACCATTGTTTACACTTACTCTACCAACAATAACCCCATAATCTGAGCATTGTCTAGTATATATTTGACTTGGTAATAATTTTAGAGATAATATTTCTAAATACTCAAATTCTTGGTCTATCAAGACGTTAAGTGATTTATCAACACCAGGCTCGGTACGTATTCTAAATGAATTGGACATAATAATCTTTTTTAATAAATAGTTTATATACTATTTTCAAAAGATAATTCAATAAATTTTAAAATAAATTGCTAAGAGAAATTAACTGTTTTAATATTCTTAACTCTAACATTGATATCTTTGTTTGGATATCTAATCTGATACACTTGTCTTGGTTCAGCAAAAATTGTATCATCGACTAATTCAATTTGTTTGGTTTCAGAGTCAATATATCTTTGTGATGTTTGAGAAGATGAATATTGTCCACCAACTTTATTAAAGAATGTCATATCAGAAACTGAAATTATACCATTTTCACTTTGAACTAATCGTCTTAATTCAGAAACATTAACATTCTCACCCATTTCTTGGTTTGTTGGGTCAAAATAGTCAGTTATTATATTAATTACTTGAGAAATTATAGAACCTTGATTTTGTGAGTTATCTAATACCACATCTACATTGATTGCTAAATCAATAACATTAGCACTTTCAATTGACACATAATCATTAATCATACGATAATTTGATAAATAATTCGCAACATTATTTTTTAAAGTATTTGAAACTATTTCGGTTAATCTACCGGTTTCATCATATGATAACATTTGAACTTTAATCTTATTGTTTTCTTCAGTTATTGCCACTTTAGCCGGCGCACCAAATTGTGATGGCATTGTTCTAATAATTGATTCATAATCATTTACGGTAACCGCTCTGTTTTGTGCTGTAAAGTTATATGATACTAAATTTCTTACTTCTTCGGTTGTCGGGTAATTAGCCCCACCAATCGCTGCGGTCACATTGTTACATCTTAATGAATTAACAACAGTTGTGTTTACAGATTCAGATGGACCATTCACAAAGAATGAAACAGTACCTATTTGAGTTATAACTCCAACACCTAAATTACTTCCTGTTCCACCACCAATTCTATATTGGACAAATAGAGTTGAGTTAGGTTTTAAAGTACTACCTAAAGCAAAGTTATTAGAATATTTGTATAAATTTAATGGTTTACCATCTCTAGCAAATTCTCTTAATTGTTCATCTGCCGATTGTGTACCACCACCAAACGTCATTTTAAAGAAACCTTCAGGTGTAAATTCAGTAATAAATTTAGTTGCTGTGGCAACATATCTACCAACTTTTATACCCGGATTATCCGAAACTTTTGTTGGGTCTTCAATAAAAACTCTATCTTGAGCCAACGCTTGAACTTCTAACCATCGATTATCAACACCTAAAAATTCTTGATTTGAAGGAACATTAGCATATTGTGTCCCATCTTTCAATAAAACACTTGTAACTCCTAAAACAGTCTTTTCAGGTAAAAATAATTCAAAGAATGGTCTTACATCATTTGCTGTAATAACTCTTTTAAAAACTTTGGTAATTCCATTAACAACAGTTTCTCTTTTAGTTATAGTATAATTCAGTAATTTATTATTAGAATCAAAATTCGGTATTTTTAATCTATTTGGAAATCCTTCAGCATTTGAAGGTGATGAAAAATCAATATCATAAACCGTTTCAAATACTTGACCGGCACCATTTACTTGAGAACCTCTACGTAGTATACCACAATATCTTAAATCTTCTTTATCACCAAAAGCAGGAACTGTTATTGAGAAATCAACTAAAGCAACTGAAGGTCTTTGACCCGGAACTTTTAATCCATAAGTCTTGGCTATATTAAAAACTGATGACCTTTGTTGAGCATATTGTAATACTGTTTCCTGAATACTTCTATCTATATTAAATTGAAGGTTATCAGTAACCGCAGCGTTTAAGTCTAATAATACAGAGAATACACTTGCATCATTAAAGTTGTCAACTAAATCCGGATAATAAGTTCTAGTAAAATTTACTAACTCTGTTCTAATTGATTGGAAATCTCTCGTAGTATACGATATTTTTTTATTTGCCATATTCTTTTAAATATTTAGGATTACAAAATCACTAGCGTTAAACACGTCATTATTTATTTGATAATCTATTTTTACCTTTGCAGTATGTTCTTTAGTTCCAATACCCGGTACTCTATATACACGAGTATCGTATTGGTCAATATAAGTACCTTTATCCTCCTCACCATCTGATGCTGCAGTAATACTTATATTTTTTATTGTTATTCCCGGTATATATTCTTCAACCGCATCTCTAATTTCTGCATCAATATCTGAAAAGGTTGGACCGTCTAATGGTTCAAAAATAAATTCATACAATCTTGTTCCAAAATCAGGTAAAAAATATCTACTTCCTTTTCTAGTCAATAATAAATGTATTAAGTCCGTTCTTGTT